TGTGGACGTATCCATTGCTAGACCCTCTGGAAGGCAACTGAGGCGAACTGGGGGCGTTGCATCTGGCCCCATCCCATTACTGTACACTCTCAACGAGGTTGGGCGAAACGTAATGCAGGGAGGCAGCAGGCGCTCTGCGCTGTACGGTTCAATGAACTGGGGCCATGAAGATGCCCAGAATTTGTTGGTGGCTAAGAATTGGCATGACCTTAAGGCTGGTGACACCACCCTAGCAGAATTGAAAAAGTCAGACTTTAACTTTCCTGCACCCCTCGACATGATGAATGTGTCGCTGAACTATGGCGATGCGTGGCTACACTCTATGGGGAGGTCGAATAACCCCATCTTTGTGCAGAATGTCGCTCAGGCTATGATGACTGGTGAGCCGGGGTTTAGTTTTAACTTTGGAGACAAGGAAAACGAGACTCTTAGGAATGCCTGTACGGAGATAACTTCAGAAGATGATTCTGATTGTTGTAACTTAGGCTCTATAAACTTAGCAAATATAGAATCTATTGAAGAGTTTAAAGACGTTGTTAATCTTTCGGCCAAGTTCCTTGTGTGTGGGTTAATTCGGGCGCAACTACCTTATCAAAAAGTTGTAGAAGTTAGGCAGAAGAACAGCCGAATAGGGCTTGGGTTGATGGGATTGCATGAGTGGCTGCTGCAACGTGGCTACAAATACGAGATGGTAGATGAACTCAAACAATGGATGAAAGTATATGAGCGAGAAAGCAAACGATCCGCTGACGAGCATTGCGACAGACTTTTTCTCAATCGTCCTAAAGGATACAGAGCAATTGCTCCGACAGGGAGAAGGTATCTTGCAGATGGAACAAAATGGAAACATCAATTTGTCGTTGACGGTACGGCCCAAGTCCTGATAGACTCTGGCATTAACCCAGAAAAAATCGAAACCGCTACAGACTTGGCCTTTGATGTTGAGCGTAGGATCAAGATGCAGTATGAACTACAAAAATATGTAGATCACGGCATCAGTTCTACAATCAACCTCCCCCAGTGGGGTACAGAGGCTAATAACGAGGACAAGGTGAGGGGCTTTGCCAAAGTGATAAGTGAATACGCTCCGGGCCTTAGAGGCCTTACAGTGTATCCTGACGGCTCTAGAGGTGGGCAACCTATTACGCCCGTTCCTTACGAAGAGGCTGTATCAAAACGTGGCGTTATCTTTGAGGATAACTCTGAAGAACAATGTCTTTCTGGAGTGTGCGGGATATGACTACACTAGAAGAGAGGGTTGCGAAGTTAGAAGAACATCATAAGTATCTTGCTAACGAGATCATTCCCCTACTTAAAGATTCAATCGAATCAAGGAAGAAACTAATGGAAGTTATAACCCAGATAGAATGTGCGATGATATCTCACTGGGCAAAGAAAATATGAGTGACGTAGGACAATCTGTTTTGCTAGGGCTTTTGTTTTTGTTGTTTATTCTATTATGATAGAAAAGACTAAAAGATGGCAGTGCAAGGGCTACCTGAATTGGGTGGCTACCCTGCCATGCTCTAACTGTGGGCTAGATGATAACACCACTGTAGCGCACCATCTGAAGCACCGCTGGAGTCCTTGGAGCGGGGGAGGTACAAGCATGAAGGCTAACGATCACTTGGTCATGCCCCTGTGCTTTGCCTGCCACAATAGGGCGCACAACGGAGATTCAGAAATATTGGACTTTCAACCACACTCCATCTTCAAAACGCTTGACAAGGCCTTTAGGGATGGAGTATTATCCTTCAAGGAGGTGTGATATGCTTTCAACTGAAGATGCGGAACAGGCTCTAGAGTTTATGTACGATAACTGCTCTAGGCTTGCAGAAGCAAAGGCCCAGAAAGAGCAACTAAAGGAGTTCAAGAAGATTGAGTCTTCTAGACTCTTCCTAGAGGCTCCCAAGGGATCAGTAGCGGATAGGCACGCATGGGCAGTTTCCCATGAAACTTACCGCAAACTTGTGGATGGGGAGCGTGAAGCCATTCGCAAGGAACACGAACTAACCATGCGCTTCAAAGCAGCGGAGGCTACAATAGAAGTATGGAGAACTATGCAGGCAAATGCGAGGATAGAAGCGCGGGTGTTATAATGAATCCACTCGACATGATGGATGAAGAGGATGCTTCTCAATACGAGAACTTCTACCAAGATCAACTGATGCAAGAACAGATGGAATATGAGCATCAAAAAAAGAGACAAAAACCTATGTACGAACCAAAAGACAATGAACTGAAACTTTTCAAGAACAAGTTCAAAGACAAACCAAACAAGCCAGATATGACAGGCACAGCCCTAATTGATGGAAAACAGAAAAAGGCTGCTGCTTGGATTAATCAGGACAAGAACGGGAACGATTACTTTAATATCAGGTTCTCCGACCCAAACCCGGAGTATGATAACGCTCCTAAACCCGCTGTACAATACGCTAAAAGTGAAGTACCCTTTTGACCACTAACTATACCATCGACTTTGCTAACGGGGAGTCCCGTGTTCTTGAGTTCGACCCCAGTAATCATGAATACAGGCTCTCCGATAGCGGGGAGGTGATACCGTCTGCTACCCAGATACTTGGTATCATAGCAAAGCCGGGGCTTGTCTATTGGGCTGCTCTGGAAGGCTCCAAATACTTTAAGAAATCTGTGGCAGAGGTGAACGTGTTCAAAGAAGAGTCTGTTTACAACCCCGTTTACACTTTTGGAGACAAGAGCATAGACGATGTTGCAAAAGGCATTGCTAACGCCCACTCAAAAGCCGCTAACGATGCGGCAGGGGTAGGGTCTACTGTACATAACTTCATAGAGAAGTGTGTGAGGTTTAACGTGGCTGAGAATGAAGCACCGTTTGCTGGTAAATGGCCCACCATGCCTGAGAATGAGCAGGCCCAAAAGTCAATATCAGCATTCTTTGATTGGCATAAGACCAACAATGTCAAATGGATTTCATCTGAGGAAAAGGTTATGCACCCTCAATTGAAATACGCAGGCACTGTGGATGCGATTGCAGAGGTGAACGACGAGTTCTGTGTCATTGACTTCAAGACCTCTAGCAAGGTGTACCCAGAGCATCATATGCAGTGTGCCGCATACGCTAAAGCGGTTGAACTGATATATGACCGTGTGGTAGACTGTACCTATGTCCTGAGATTCGACAAGAAGACAGGTAAGCATCATGTCCATAGATCGGACAGGATGGGAGAAGACTTTGTGGCATTCCGCGCCGCAATGGTTTTAGATCAACGCTTAAAAGGGAGCGCTCGTGAAAAAAGAAAACGCAAAAATAATGACTGAAATGTTGTGCTTTCACATTGATGCTGCTATAGTCGTATCAGAGCATCTTAGCGATGAAGGTAACTACCTAGATATCATAAAGGAGGTTCTTGAGAACAGGGCTACCGAGTCACCTTCTGTGGAGCAGCACGCTTTGTGGGAAACTGTGAAGGATTTGTTCGACAGGCCAAGCCAACTTAATTGAGTATGGTATACGTCTACTACAAAGGTAGCGCTCCTTACTGCGGCTTCTCTGGAGGGAGCCACGGTAAGATGTTTATGACAGGTAGGCGATCTAAAAGGGATGGCGGCCTTAGAGTATACTATGCCTGTCGATGCGATGGATGCTCTAACACCAGTCTTGAATATTCTAAGCCTAAAGGAATGAAAAGAGAAGAGTTTGAAAGGCTTGTAGAAGAAGCAGAAGAAAAGGCTTTGATAAAAAAAGAAGAGAGGAAGAAGAGAAAGGAAGAGGAGGAAAGGATTGAAAGGGAAAAGCCTATTGTTGGCAACATTCAATCAGCATTAAGGGAGGCGGGTTTAGCATGAACGAAGAAATGTCCAGAGAGTTTAGTAGATTCTGTGAAGACTTCCATATCAAGAGCGCCGAAGACTTGCGATCAGTGTACTCTATTCTTGAGGAAGTTGTATTGTTTGGACTGCCTCTTGCAGATGGAGGTTACATAGGCATAACTGATGATGGGCTATGTAAGGTTTGCAATACAGAAGTACCCCATGATACAGTGGGGTAGAGGTTCCGCCTTCATGTTTGGCAGGGTAGAGGGAGATAGCGAGTACAGGATTGAAAGGAATCGCTCTAGTGACGGCAAGAAGTGGAAGTTCATGATTTCAGACAACATAACCTATCGCTATGTAGATGATAGGGAGTTTCGCTCAAAGGAGGAAATGGAAGACGCTGCTTTAGAGTGGATAAGAAACAGAAAAAAAGACAGGAAACAACCATGAATCTTTTAATTATCGGTGATCCACACGCTCACCCTGATTACGACAACGACAGGTTTACCGTTCTTGGTGAGTACATCGTTAAGGAGCAACCAGAGCATATTGTGTGTCTTGGAGACATGGCTGATATGCCATCATTGTCCTCCTACGATAGGGGAACTAGGGGTTTTGAAGGGCGTAGGTACAAGAAGGACGTAGAGGCTGCGATAGATGCCCAAGAAAAATTCTTTGCGCCTATTAAAAAGCACAACGATAACAGGAGAAAAAATAAAACAAAGCAGTATAAGCCCAAAATGTATATGACATTGGGTAATCATGAGGATAGGATAAACAGGGCTACAAACGCTTCACCTGAGTTAGACGGTGCTATCTCTATCAATGATCTTCAGTACAAGAAGTTTGGGTGGAAATGCACTCCGTTTAAGCAGAGCGTTACTGTGAAGAATATTACCTTCAGCCACTACTTCACCACGGGAGTTTCTGGAAGACCTATATCGTCCGTCCATGTGGGACACGCTCTGATCTCTAAACTACACTGTTCTAGTGTACAGGGTCACTCACACCTGTACAACCATTCAGAACAGACAAGGCCTGACGGTCAAAAGATATTTGGGCTAAGTGGGGGCTGCTACAGCCACCCCAATTACAGTGAGAATTGGTGTAAGGATACCGAACATCAATGGTGGAGGGGTGTTATAATGCTGGAAGGGTTGGACGGAGAAGGTTACTACGATGCGATTAGAGCGGTCACGCAAAGAAAAATTATGGGCTGAAGACAGGCGTAGGTGGTTTGCAAGGCACTGCTGGCAACACGCTCAAGAGTTAGCGCCATCAGGACTTACATGGGCAAAGGTTTTTGAGAAGTTGGAGGGTATGCCTCTGATAGAATACGCCGAATCCGAACAACAGCGCCAGAAGGAAATGCGTGAAGCCCATAAGGAACGGGGAGTACAGACTGACCTTCCCCTGTGAAATCATCAGGGTCTAGTGTGTTTGCAATAACCACTGTGTCATCGTCTACCCTTATAAGCCACCCAACAGAAAAAAGGGTGGGGCAAGAAATATCCTGCTCCCACCCTGATGTTGCTATAATGTCACGCCATTCGACAATGACTAATTCTTTTTCTTCTTTTCCAGCGGCCCCGGTAGAACCCATCCCAGAATTATCGGGACTACTATTATAAGTATTAATGCCCATCCCCCTACCTCGACAAGTTTACCAAGGATAGTCCAGAAGTTATCAGGAGCGCAATCAGTCATAGTAGTAGGGGATTCGTCTACCACTGTCGTCACGACATCTGCCACAAGTGCACTTGTCGTGGCTC